GTATGCGCGTCCAGTCTTACCTATGAGCGCTACTGTACGCATGCACAGCGCCATCGCACTCGAAATCCGGTTCACGTTTTTGACGTGACGTGGGTTCGAATCCCACCCTCTCCGCCAGATGTGCGGGGATTTCCGCCCAACGCGGCTATAGCAGCCTCCAGATCCGCAATGCGCCTGCGCAGTTCTTGTGTCTCGTCTTCCCGCTCCGCCTCGCGCCTCTGCGCCTCGTAGCCGTGCGCGGGGCACTCAGGGTCAAACGAGATCCATGGTCCGCCGATCTTGTAGCACTCGCACATCACGCTCTCCTTCCAATCTTGCCGACCGCGGCGGCCAGCGTGTCTGTGCTGAGGTGGCTGTAGCGCTTCGTCGTCCTGATGTCGCGGTGTCCAAGCACGCTGGCGACCGCGTACAGGTCCACCCCCGCGTTCACCATCTCCGATGCTGCCCAGTGCCTCAGGTCGTGGAACCGAACGCCGTACAAGCCCACCTTGTCGCGCGCCCGCTCCCATGCACGCTGGATGGTGATTTTCGGCCCGGGCAGCGGCAGGAACCGCGCTAGGTGCGCGATCTTGGGGTGGATGGGCACGGCTCGGCGGTCGCCGTTTTTCGTGTCCTCTAGTAGCAGGACTCCACCATCAGGCCGAACGCGAAGTAGTTCCCCGAGTCGCATGCCTGTGTAGAAGGCCACTCGGATGGCGACCTGTGCCTGCCAGTTCGTACAGGCTCGACAAGCCTGTAGCATCTCACGGCGACCGCGGTAGTCGTGGCGTTCGTTCCGAACGGAAGGTAGTGCCATCTGCTGCGTGGGGTCGTGCTTGGTGAGCTGATGCCGCTTCCATGCCCATCGGCAGGCGGCCTTGAGCAGGGCGAGTCGTTGCTTGATCGTTGCATCACTGAGCACTCCTTTGCCGTCCTCGCGGGCGCGCTTGCTGTTGATGTCCCGAGATACGTCAGGCAGCGCCGACATACGCCTGCCTGCGTAGGCTGGGAAAATGGCGGCAAGGTGCTCCGCCGCGGTCTTGAACGACTTGAGGCCGGTCTTGTCGCCGAGATACAGCGCCACGGCGGTCTCGATCAGCGGGTCGTCGTCGCGGATGCCAGCCGCAATCGCGTAGAGCCTGGCGCTTTCGGTTCGGTCAAAGGCGTCTGCCTCGGCTTGACTCCAGCCGCGCGGAAGACACTTGCTAGACCGGTGGCGGTTGCCTTGAATGTAGCGGTCGAACTCGTACCGCCAGCACTTGTTGCGCTTGTCCCAGCGAATAGACATCGGGCCTTGAACTCCTCTACGTGTGCGGGCTCGAAGGCCCACTTTCGACCGAAACGATACGCCGGCAACTTCCCGCCCTGCGCCAGTTCGTAGACCATGCGCGGGCTGATGCCAAGAACTTCTGCGACCTCGACTGCACTCAGCACTGCTTACCTCTGCTGAATGAGATGGGCGCTCGGGGATTCGGCGGTCAGCATCACGCGACCTCCGCAAGCTCAGTTGAACGCCGCTGACAGGGCGCAAAATGCTGCTGCCGCCACGCATGGAACTTGTCCGTTGCCAGTGGCTTCAAGTCGGTCCAACCGATGGGCCAGCCCATCAACCACTCGTGGTTCGTTGGGGTAGGTTTCCCAAACACGCGGACGTACTCCCGACAGTTTGGCCACTTTTGCATCGATGCACATGCGTAGTTCGCTGTGTGGGTCGGCGTATGCAAGAAGCCAGTACCGCTGCCGAATGTGGTCAGCACCCAGGTCTTCCGCGGAAAGCGCAATGCAGCGGGCGGTGTAACCCAGCGCCCCGAGGTCGTCGGCCGCCGCGTCGATGGCCTTGCGTGTGACGTTCTCGGCAAAGACAGCGCCGGGAGCGACATCTGCCACGACCCGCAGGAACTCCGGCCAGAGGTCTTCAGCCACTCGGCGTCCTCTAGATGCGCCGCTGTTGACTTGGCACGGAAAGCCGCCCGATACCACGTCAACAGTGCCTCGCCACGGTCGTCCGTCAAAGGTGCGAACGTCATCCCATATCGGGAAAGGCGGCAGCGACCCATCATTCTGCCGAGCGACAAGAACGCTTGCGGCATAGGGGTCGCACTCAACTGCACAGACAGTTGTCCATCCAAGCAGGTGCCCAGCAAGTAGCCCTCCACCAGCGCCCGCGAACAAAGCCAGCTCATTCACACCCTCACCACTCCACCAACCGGCGCATACCCACGCGTACCACCGCGCTCGAAGTGAACCTCTCCGCCTTTCACCGCAGTCACGGTGTAGGGCGGCCAGTTCGGAGCGCCCTTCAGGCGGATCTGGTCTCCGGGCTTCAGCGGGCTCAGGGCTGGGCCGAGCGGCTTGAAGCGCTCGTGGCTTCCGTTGAGGTGGTCGCGGCTCATCCGCCCCTCCCGTCATCGCGAGGGGTGGGAGGCGGAGTGCCGATGCCGTGGGCGGCTTCGATGGCGCGGGCGACCGCGTACAGAACGTCGCTGTGCATCGTGTTAGTGCGTAGGGCGTCTGACGGGTAGGAGAGCCATGCTTGGTAGATCTGCTCCTCCGACAGCGGCACCACCTTGGGTGCTGGTGGGGCTGGAGGGGTGGCAAATAGGGGGCGAACAGCAATCCCCTCCGGCTTTCTCCGCCAGAAGTCCCACGGCTCGTGAACGCCTTGCCACGCCACCGGCTTCGGCTCCCCTGCTGGGATGGGGGTGGAGGCTCGCAGCCTGTCGATCTCTCGATCACGCCATGCAAGTTGCGCAGCGATGTCGGACTTGCGGTGCAGGCCCTCGGCCGTCATGCGATCGATGTGGCGCAGGTAGTACTCCCCGAGCGCCATGTGATCCTGCTCGGGGTACGCTTCGCGCTCAGTCATGAGGGATCCTTTTGTTGATTCGGTTGCGCTGCGTGGCCGGCTTCTGACGCTCCAGCCGGCGTTCTGGAAGCCGCGCGCCTCGCGATCTCGGCTGCTGCTTTGACAACAGCGCGGCGAGTAGCGGCGTAGGGGTCGTCGCCGATCACCTCCTCAAACCATCCATCAAACCGAGACAGCGAGTCGAACGTCTCAATGCACTGTTCCTGTGTGTCGATGGTCGCGCTGTGCTGGATGCCGACGCCCAACTTCACCGCCAGCCTCAGAGCGAGTGCATCAGAAGTCAGGGGGTTTTCGTCCGCTGTGTACACCTCTCCCGCAGCATTGCCCGCCAACTCAATCAGTTTGGTATCGTCCATGCCAGTCTCGCTTTCTGGTTGAATAGTCGCGCTTCACGCTCATGACTTTCTTCTGACCCGGTATCGAAGGTGTCGTGATGGCTGCCTCGGTTGACCAGCCGCGTGACTCGCGGGATCGAACCATCCCCTTTGGCAGGCCCATCTCGCGCTCCCAGGCGCTGATGGATTGCGTTTTTCCATTGAGCGCGACGAGACGAACAACGGTTGTGTTTTCAAGTTGCTGTTGCTGTGTGGCCCACCGGACGTTCCCGGGCTCGTAGTTGCCGTTCACGTCGATTCTGTCAAGCGAATGAGATGGGCTTGGACGCATACCAACATCGGCCAGGAAGGCGATGAAAGAGCGCTCCCATTGCGCGCAGACCTTGATGCCGCGCCCGCCGTAGTGCGGCCATTCGCGCTTCTTCTGGTTGTTGCAGCGCTGCCTCATGTGAACCCACGCTCGATGCTCAGGCGACTTGTTCATCCCGTGGCGTTCGCGCTTTCGCTTCTCCAGCAGTTCACGTTCGGTGCTCATGTCTTCCCCTCTGCGCTGGTCGTATGTTTTGCCGGAGGCGCAAGCGGTCTGATGATCGACACACCCGGTGCGAAGCACTCGATGTGTATTTCGCGGTGGAAGAAGTGCTCCGCCAAACGGACGCGCTTCAACCCGCCGTGCGGCGCACAATCTGCCTTGGCCCGCTCGTAATCGGCGGGGCTCGCGTCGGAGTAGTCAACGACGCAGCCAGACAGCACCGTCAGCAAGACGGTGGCGATGAGTAGTGCCCGGCTCATGTCTTCCACTCTGCGATGGTGGTGGATTGAGATATGGCGGCGTCGGCCACGCGATCCCAGTAGGCCGACGTGTTGGCGTCGCCGATTGGCGAATGCGACTCAGCGCTGCTCTTGTGAGGGCCAGACTGGAAAGACATTGACAGCAGGTTGTCCCGCGCCCAGCGCCAACGCCTCGCATCCAGCGCGTTGAGCGTGCGACGCGCCTCCTCCAGAAGCTCTGGGTCTTGATCGCCTACATCACCATCGCGAAGCTGTGCAATTCCAGCGTCGATTCGACGGCCGATTTCCTCGATGGCGGCTAGCGCGTCGGAGGGCGCTTCACTGACCGCGCCAGATGCCTCACCCCTCAGTGCGACAGGATGGACTTGAGGCTGTTTCTCCACTGCCGCAATCTCGACCTCGACGCCCAGCGCATCGCGCAGAAGTTCGTGGGCTTGCTCCAGCGTCAGGTCCACGCCGTGTGCGTCCGAAGAACGCCAGTAGACGCCCCATTTGGAGCACCTCTGCTGCAAGCGGCTGCACAGCGTGTCGGGTGATGGATGTGTTGAGAGGGCGGCACGGGCCGCAATCACCGTTTCCAGGTCGGGGATTCCGCTGGCTACCATGTCCAGCACCGAACGCAGCGCCTCCCGCACAGACGGCGCTTCCACTACAGGGGGTGACTGGGGGGATGATGCGAGCATGGCGCGCACGTTTGCCATCTGGCGGTCGACGTACTCCCGGCGGTATCGCGTCGACAGTGGGACATCCAGGCCGTCTGGCCGGATCGACTCCGCCGCCTCCCTCGCATGCATCCGAGCATCGGGCTTGCTGGCAAGCGCTGCACGCACTGCTTCTTGTGCGTAGGCTCGCATCTGGTCGGCGGTGTACACCTCATCTGGCTGGATCGCAGCCCGGGCGTCGCTGGAAAAGGCCATCATGTATTGCTTGGCTTCGCGCCGGCTCTTGAGTGCGTGACCGCTCGCGATGAACCACGTCGGCTGTGGCAGTTCCGGCACTTCCCCTGCGGTGTTGGTAGGCATGTCCTCAAATCCTTCTGGTGTAGATGTCAGGCGGTAGCCTTGGTGTGGGCGAGCTCGTCTGACCAACGCACGCCATGCTGCGAGCCGAAGGCTTCGATGAGCACCTGAAGTTCATTCATCTCGCCGACTGTCATTTGCGACGTGCTCTGCCCGAGGACCACGAACCCGGTGCCGTCGATGTTTGGGACGACCTCCTGCTTCTTCAGGGCCGACGAGAAAACGTGCTTCCATGCCTCCGGCGACAGGCGCCGGCCGTGCCAGACAACTTGCTCAGACACATCCGTCAGCAGAGCCCACATGCGCGCGTTGGCCTGGAGGCTGCGGGTTGGCGGCTTGACGGTCACGACCCATCCTGCTGGACAGTCGGCGACATAGGCGAGAGCGCGCTTTCTCGCCAGCTCGTGCTGAAGGATGAAGCGACCGCCGCTCATGCGTTCTCCATCAGCTTGCGGACCGTCGCGTTGATAGCGTCGATCTCCGTCCACTTCTTCGCTTTCCAGTTCAAACGCTGTCCGTGGATGCCGTAGCGGTCATTGCGGTGGCAGACTGGACACAGCGGCATGGAGGCGAACCAAAGCCCCTGCTCAGGCTCGTGGACCTCTACGCCTTCCGCACCGCACACGATGCAGTCCATTTGCTTCAAGCGCTCGATGTGGCGCCGCTCGGCAGCCGTCGGCGCAGGCTTATTCTTCGATTGCACTACGCCACCTCCACGTATCGGCCAATGCCAGCCTTCGAGAAGTCACCCTTGAACTGCTCCGACACATGGAACCTTCGATCCGGCGGGCACCCCGGCAGCTTCTGCACCTTGACGTGCGGCGGGATGATCGGCTCGGCGTTCTTCCACGCCTCCTGCGGCTTCTTGCTGATGGTGACCGGGGCAGCGATGCTCATCTGCGCCTGACGGTGCCGCTTGGATACCTTCGGCCCGGCCTTCGGCTTCTTCTTCTTTCCAGATCGCATCCGGCGCTTCTCTTCTGGCGGCTTCTCGGCCCAGTACACCCGGTTCCTGGCGTTCCGCTTCTCGCGCGCTCTCGCTTTCCGTGAGGCCGTCAGTTCTGCCATGTAAACATCGAACGCGGCGCGACATGACTCCATGCGCTCTTGGCTGGCAAAGAAGCGTGAGTCATTGAACTTGCCGAGGACGAACATGCGACCGCCAAGGCGGAGCAGGCGCAGTGCCGCAGATACCCGAACTGGATCCAGCCCAGTGGCTTTCTGGATGTCCTGATGCGACACGCCAATGGGGCCTGTATCGGCGAGCAAAACCGCCAACACAAGAGGGCATGTCTTTTGTGGGCGCTCAGTTGTCACTTCACCTCCAAGCGAACGCCGCGCGAGAGATGGGCGCCCGGCACATCGCGGCCGGCCTTCAGTGCCTCGGCGATAGCCTTTTTGTCTGGCGACGGAGGAGGCGGCTCCGGCTGCCGCATGAACTCGGCCGGGATCAGGCCTGGCTCGTTGATCGTCACAGATGGCGGGTTCTGCCTCACCGTCAGCGCAAAGTGCTGGCTCGTGATGTTCTGGATGCCGGCGTGCTGCATGTTCGACAGCAGGTAGGCCGTCAGCCGCTCGGCCCGCGCCTCCAGCGCCTTCCTACGCGCGGCCATGGTTTGCTCCGCATCCTTGATCGATGCGGCCAGTGCCTGCATGTTGCGCACGACCATGGCGGTCGCAACGGCCTTGTGCTCCAGCTCGCCCGACATGCCTTCCAGCGTGTCGGCGATGGTCTGCTCGTCCAGATCCAGGTCGGCGAGCTTGTCAGCGGCGGCGCGGTAGTCTTGCGCCAAGACGTAGAGGGCGGTCATCTGTGTTCCCTTCAGAACGGGATGTCGTCATCCATGTCATCGAAGCCTTGCGCTGCGGTCTTCGATGTGCCGCCGGACGCGCCGGCCTTCTTCGCGCGCAGCGGTCTGTCACGCAGCGTCATGACGATCTTGCTCAACTGCTCGGGCTGCACCTTGCGGTCCAGAAGTTCGCTGGCGGTCAACTCCGTTTCGGCCTGGAAAACGCCGGCCAACACCATGCGCGAGCCGACCTCGCCGTTGTTCTTCTCGTAGGCCTCCGCCTCCAGCAGCACGCCGATGGGCTTGCCCATGAGATCGGGGAAACACAGCGCCTGGGCATCAATCTCAGCGTTGGCGTCTCGATCCCATTTCTTCACCATCATCTGCTGCGGCTTGATCTCGCGCAGCTTCAGGCACGTCATCAGCGCCATGACAAAGCCGTGGCCGATGCTGATCTTCGATCCGTCCGACTTGGTGGTGTAGAGCGCGAAACGGGCCTTCTGGCCGGTGTTGCTCACAAACGAGAAGTCGATGCCCTTCGTGCCGCTGCTGGCCTTGATGTCTTCGGCCCGCGTGAACTTGCCGATGTACTTGCCGGTTTCGGTGAGTCCGCCGCGCTGGTCTGCTTTACGTGCGTCGTTGGCGTCGAGTGTGTACACAGTGCTTGCCTTTCGTGGCTGTGATGAAGTTAGGCAGCGGCCTTCACCGGCTCGATGCCGTAGAAGTCGCAGATGGATTTGTCAACGGCGTCCAGGTCGTTCTCGATCAGTTGATCCGTGAACATGCCCATGGGCGATTTCGTGGTGTCGTTGCCGTTGTTCTGCGTCGAGAACAAATACGCTCCGTCGCGCACACTGGTGCGCAGGACGATGGTCACCATGCCCTCGATGGTGATCTTGTCGTCGAGCATCTTCCCGATGGTCTTGATGCTGACGTGCCCTTGCTCGTTCGACTGCGTGTGCGCAAGGATGTAGACGCGGCGGCGCTCGCTCAGGTCGCCGGCCGCCATGAGGATGTTCCAAGCGTTGCGGCCGATGTCGTTGAACTTGTCGTAGCCCTTCTCCTGGTTCCGACGCATGAACTCGTTCGCCATGACGTACTGAAAGTCGTCAACGACCACGATTTCATGCGGAGACTGGCGCAGAAGCTTCTCGATCAGCGCCGGGTCGTCGGTCTGGATGACGTTGCCCTCAGACTTCAGGCTGGCCCGCGTCTTCCAGCCTGCAGCCTTGAACGGGAGCGGCTTCTTGATGGCCTGGATCAGAAGGGTCTTGCTGGGGTCGAGGTTGCGCAGGCTGGTGGTCTTGCCGGTGCCTGATTCGCCAAGGATCAGTGTCGCGATGCTCATGTGTATCCTCTTCGTGTAGTGCTTGCTGTTGAAGTTGGTAGTAGCGACGTTTGGCTCCGCTCATCGAATGAGCCTCGTGTCCAAGAAGAAGTAGTTGCGGAACCGCTGAACCAGCGACGGCTTCGCCTTGGCGAGCAGCGCCCGCTGTACAAGCGCCTCCGTCATCGTTTCGAGCGGAGGGTTCACGCTCTCGAAAGTACCCAGTTCGGTATCGCGTCTGATGACGTGCCCTGGCCGCCAGCGCGAGCCGATCAGTGCGGGGCCTTCGGTGTCATGGGCATTGGCGAGTTGGATGACGTTCACAGCGCCCACCCCCACGGAAACCACGACGACACGTAGGCCGCCACCGCCACAAGCGCAATCGCCAGGACAAGCGTGGTGCTGTTGAGCGGCGGCCATTCTTCGATGTGGTGGTCTTCCATCACTTGCTCCGCGCGGCCAGCATTGCGTCGGCCAGTTGGTATGCGCCCTCTGCGACCATCTTGATGTTCGGCTCGTCCTTGTCGGCCATGCCGCAGTAGCCTTTGTCATAGGCGTCCCAGAGAATCGCCATCGCCTTGGCCGCGAAGTGGTCCCGGAGAGACATGCCGCGCGCCATTGCGCGCATCTCATCGAACGTTCCTGGCTCAGCGCTTCTTGTGTCTGGAACCGGGAACGCTGGCCCGCCGTCTTCGATCTTGCTCATGCGTGCTCCTTCAATGCCGGCAGCGTTCCCCAAAGTGCCCAGTTGGTGCAGACAGCGGCTGGCGGGTGGTATGTGTCCTCATGGACTGTCTTGAACCAGAACCGCGCGAACGGCAGGAACGCCGGGTACAGCGCCATCCGCTTGGCCTTCTGCATCGCCATGTCGTCTTCCAGCAGGCCGACATCGACCTCCTGGGTGTAGACAAGCGGCTCCGGGTAGCGGATCACGACTACGCGGGTCGGGCGTGCGTCATGAACCATGGGGGACTCCGGTGGCGCGGGCGATGACTGCGCGGGCATTGGCGAGCGCCTCGTGATCGGCCTCGTTCATCACGGTTGGATGGTTGTCGATGTTCCACTCCAGCCCGATGCAGAGCATCTCCAGCGCGTCGAGCAGATCAGGGGCGGCCGCGATTAGGCGGGCGTTTGCGCCGGACGGCATCGGACCCATGGCGCACTCCGCAATGAGAAGCCCCCTTTGTTCAGGGTCGCCGTGCATGAAGGTTGTGCGTACCATCGCGCCGCACGCTTCCCATGGCCCCACTGTGTGCTTCTCCTCACCCATGGCTGCCTCCCTCGGCCTTGGCGCGGGCGATAGAGGCGCCGTACTCGCGAGCGGCGTCCAGCGTCTTGTGTGGGCCGCAGAAGTTGTCACCGTCAATCGAGACGTAATGCTTGACCCCGATGGTCGCGACGCGAACCCGGTTGTCCTCGGTGCACCAGAGCGCATCGAACTTCACCGGCGGCGCAAGCGGCTGCATGAAGCGCGGCCAAGCGGGCGTGTCCGACAACTCCGTGGTGTACTTCACTTCAGACATGGCTGCCTCCAAGAGCTTTCGAGATGACGTCCTTCGCAGCCAGCGCCGTCTTGATGGCGTGAGCGCGCGACTCGCTGTGATCGATGAGTAACGCCGCCGCCATGAGCAGGTGCGACGTGCGCTTCAGCGCTTCCAGAAGTTCGTCGCGCTCCAACCGAAGCTCGGACAGGGTCTTGGTGGCGTCCATCTGTCCATGGCGGAAGGCATCGCCCTCGGCGCTGAACGTGCTGTAGCCCCAACCCTCCGGGAAGTCGTCCGGGTGGTCGTGGCCGTCGATGTAGGCCTGCCGCAGGTTTGCTGCTGGATACAGCGCGTGCAGGAACTTCGCGTAGCCGGGGCTCACGACACCACCTCGATACCGAACGACGGTGCGCACGCCACCGGCACCAGCCGGCCGAAGTCGTCCATCACGCAGTCCACGCGGATGAAGGCCATGCCAGGGAAGTCCAGCCACGCGCACCACTTGCCGGGCTGCGCCGCGCCGCCGTGGCGGTAGAAGTACGCGCCACCGCGAGGCACGTAGCCCATGCCGGAGGAACTGCTGATGAAGATGTCGTCCATCACGCGGCCTCCAAGAGCGTCTCGTCCATCGCCTCGCACTCGAAAGCGCTCAGAACAATGGGCAGTGCGTACTCGGGTGCGGCCGGCTTCGCCTCCACCACGGGCGTGCGTTCGGCTTGTGCCAATTCGAAGGCGGTCGTGTTCACAGGTCATCTCCTACTGCATGACGGTGGAAGGCGGCGTGACTCTTCGCGATGCGGGCCACCATCTCGGCTGCCCGAAGCTGCACGTCTTCTCCGCGCTTCGCATCGCGCAGGAACCGCACGAATTCGCTCGCCCGGTCGTCGTTCTCGAGCAGCGCATCGCCCAGCACGGAACCCAGCGTCGAGTCGTAGCCATAGTCCGGAGTGCGGATCTCGGCAGAGGCGTCGCCCGCTTCGACTGCAGCGAAGAACTCCGCCAGCAGTTCGTCGTAGGCATCGGCGGCCAGGTCGGCGCGCCTGGACGCTGCGTCATCGATGGCGCGCATGACGCTCGGGGTGATGCGCAGGTTGTCGATGGTGGCGCTCATGACTTCACCTCCACCGGCTTGCCATCGGCGTCGAGCGTGTAGAACACGTCCGGCTTGATGCCGTTCTCGCCGACCTTGCTGGCGAAGATGTGCCGCAGCGTCCCGTCGTCGTCGTGGTAGACGATCACGATTGCAGCCCCCTCTGATCCGCGCGCCTTGCCGAAGCGGCCGATGGACATGGCGACGGCGGCGATGCCGCTGACGCTGCTGGCCGATCTGTAGCCCGTCGCGCTGCTGGCCGAGCTGTCGCCCGTCGCGCTGCTGGCCGAGCTGTTGCCCGTCGCGCTGCTGGCCGATCTGTAGCCCGTCGCGCTGCTGGCCGAGCTGTCGCCCGTCGCGCTGCTGGCCGATCTGTCGCCCGTCGCGCTGCTGGCCGATCTGTAGCCCGTCGCGCTGCTGGCCGAGCTGTAGCCCGTCGCGCTGCTGGCCGATCTGTCGCCCGTCGCGCTGCTGGCCGATCTGTAGCCCGTCGCGCTGCTGGCCGAGCTGTAG